TGTTGCTGGCCACACCAAATATCTCGCTGGCAAACCTTGAATCCACCTGCATGCCCAGATCCATGAGATCTTTGTAGCTGGCTTCAGCCATGATGGCCAAATTATCCATTTCTTGATCTGTGGCCTCTAGCCCGCGCACGCCAGGCAGCGCAGCATCAATCTTGTCAATGGTGGCATCAATTTCCTTCAGAGTCACACGGTTTTCTGCCAAGTCGGGTATGGCAGCATCAATTTCTTCAGGGCTGGGAGGTAAGTCAAACAACTGTTCAAGTTTACGGGTCATGCCGTATTTAGCGGCTATTTGCGCCCGTTTCTAAACATGTCGTCTTCGGTGATGACTCTAAAATGTAGGCCTTGACTGCGGCACCACTTGGTAGCAGCGTCCCATTTGGCATAGTTCACGGCCACTGCGGCACGATCACGCACACTCTGTTTGCTTTCAATCACACTTTGTTTTTTGGGTTTGATTTCTATCACTTCGGCTCGCACAGTGTTGTCTTTGTTGCGATACATGATGAGAAAGTCAGGCACGTAGATGGTCTGTTTGCCAGTGAGTGGATTGCGATAGGGAATGTGTATGCTCTCGCTGGCCCACTGCAACACATGGTCATTGAGATCGCAAAATCTCATGAAGCTGAATTCCCAGCCCGAACGGTAACGTGGAGTGTTCTTACCTACGTATTTGTTGGGGTTGACAATTTGATAGCTGCCCTGTGCCCACTTGCTCATTGCAGTACCAATTGCTGTGCGTAGAAGTTAGGCTGCACTGCAACTTGTACGCCCAACAAGGTGGCACGATTTCTGATGAGATTGAGATAGTACGCTAGGTTAGCAGTGAGATTGATGCCAGTGCCGTTGTTTTCAAACTCTTGCAGCAACACCAAGGGTGCAATGCGAGTGTCCTTGGCCACCTGAAACAGACTCACTGTGAAATTGCCGGCAGTGATGTCATTGTCAATCTGGCTTCTAAAATAACTGTATACTAGATCATATTCATTGGCTGGAATTGACAGTTCGTTACGATAGAACGTGTCAAACACTCTCACGGTTTGATCAATGTTGCGGTTGATTTCGTTGATACTTGCCATGTCTATCAGTTGGTTGGCGGATTGGTGGCTGTGGGGAATACCCGACCACCGTTGTTTCTAATGCCTTGCGACACTGCTTGTGTGCCCAAGCCCAAACTTTCACTGGTAGCAATGCTGGCCAAATCAGCACCTTTGAAAGTGTTGTAAGTGGTGCCGGCCTTGAGCGCAGCACCAATCAAGCCAGCCGGACCACCCTGCTGTAGATCTTCCAAGATACCGCCACCAGCATCCAACAAACCGCCTTGACCAAAAACGTTGCGTTGTGCGCCTGGTGTGGCCAATGGACTCAGTGTGGTGTCGTAGTGCGCGGGATCTGCGAAACCCTGTACATTGATACTGGGACGACTGGTGCCCACTACTGTGTTGTAGTATTTCACTGTCTCATAGGCAATGGTCATGGTGTTTTGCATGGTACCACTGCTTTCGTAATAATTGTATGTGTCATGCCCAAATCGTGTGATTATGGGATTTATCAAGATATATGTGGCTGCTTTTTTTTGATCCAACCCATAAATTCTTATGTCTTTGAAAAACGGAGGTTTGCCTGATCCGCCTGGAGTCTGGCCATCGTTGAACGCTTCGCCAATGAAACCCCAATCATAGTTGGTCTGTGTGTGGTCGTATAGATTGCGCGGCCAATTGCCTGACCCTCTTACCTGCACCTGATTGTTGCCTGGACTGCCGTTTATAGCCGGAGCGTTGGTATAGGGCTGCGTTGCGTCTTTGTAGTAGTATGAGTAATAATTGTACCACAGCAATCTACTGTTGTCGCCAGCGTCGTCGTGAAAAGTTATGGATATTGGTTCGTATTGAATCTGTGTCTGCACCAGTCTTTTGCGGTTGTACTGATTCAGTGTTTCGTGTTTGATATTGTACTGAGGCAGTGTGATTGATTTGACAATATAACTTAGATTGTAAATGTCACGTGTGGCAAATATACTGTTGAGTGCAGGAATTTCTGTGTTGATGGTAAAACTCACATGATACAAAAATTTGTATCTGGGCTTTAATTCAAATCCGTTGGTGGTAAAGGTCTTACTTGCGTGAGTATAATCGCGCAAGTAAGACGTTCCAAATAAGCCTTGTGTTATTCCTTCGCCAAGGCCTTGAAAAGGATTTTGGCCAAAAAAAGGCACAGATTAGACGCTGTTGGATGAAGCAACGCCAGTCACAACTGATCCAAGTGCTCGTCCAATATTTAGACCAATACCAACACCACTGGTCTGAAGAGCAGCCGCTTGGCTCTGTGCTGCGTTGTCGTAAGCAATGGATAATTCAATAGTCACTGCTTCGTTGCTGCCGTAGTTCATGTCACCGTAGTTGGCGCCCTTGAGATAGCAACCATACAGTTCCCATGCTTCTAATACCACAGGAGCTGCTGTGCCGTTGCCGCCGTCCAGGACTTCAATCACTGTTTTGAATTTGTAATCAATACCAGCAGCAGCCGAAGCCATTTCCAAGAAATCCATCTGCTTCTGAAGCTGTTGTCCCACCAACTTGGATACCGAAGCAGTGGCATCATCTCTGATGCTGCAGGTGATGTCTGCCCAGGTGGGCTTGCCTGCCAATTTCAAAGTGCTGTTGTAAATGGGCAGCGCAATCTCTTCAAAAGTGAGATTGGGTCTAGTGATATTGATCACTTGTTTGGTGAGTTCGCTTGTGGGCGAAGTTGTTCCAAAGTTTTCAAAAAACACTCTAAAGCGGTACTTTAGTTTGGGCATCAACAGGCCCTGGCTGCCGTTGCTTTGATCGCCCGCGGCTGCTATGGGTACTGTCATTCTTTGTAATGATGAAACTGCCATTTTGTTCTCCTATACTTTTATTTACCTATAATGGTGACCAATTTTTTGGCCACCATTTTTTAGGCTGTTCCTCATCAATTACCTGCTGCTATTTCGCCTGTGTTCTTGATACGCAGCGGAATGTAAATGAATTCCACAGCTTTCACAGGCTCAATAGCTATGTCAACCCAAAGTTCGTTGCGATCAATTCTGGCCGGAGTGTTGTTGCTTTGATCGCACACCACCAGATAATCATACAAGGCTCGTTTGGCCACCAGGTCAATCATCAAGCTGTCAATCACGTTGGAAATCTCATTGCGTGTGAGCTCGTCATTGGGTTCAAACAAGAACTGCTTGCCAATTTCTTCCAGTCTACCACGCAAGAATGCCACCAAACGTGCCACGTTGATTCTATCCAATGCTGTTGTAGCTGTAGCTGTGGTTTTGTTACCAAAGTTAACAATGCCCACACCCGGGATAAACGTGATTGGGTTGATGTTGCGCTCATACAGGATGTCGCGCACAGCTTGGCTCACACCAATCTGCTGGAACTCACCAGTTGTAGCATCAATATAGCCAATGGCACTGGCATTGTCAACCACACCACGACGTGTACCAGCTGGTGCTAACCATGGGTAACTTACAGCATCGCTGCGCAGTATGGTTCTCACCATCATGTGGCTGGGCGGTGCTACCACAGTGTTACCTGACAGATCATTGGTCTGACAGCTGGGATAGAACGCTGCGGCATAGTTGCTGACAGCATTGTTGCCATCTTCGGTCAGTAGACCCAGCCCATTGTTGTTGGTTGCCCACTCTACCAGGCTGTTGCCTGTGGAGTCTAGACGCATGGGTGTGTCTGCCACAACAAACAGAGTATTGTTGCGTTCATTGCTTAGTGCAATCATGTTCTGTGTCAATTCAGGATAGGCCGGTGTGGCTATCAAGTTGAATTGATTTTGTTCTTCTCTTGCAGCAATGCTGGTGTCAATACCTGCTTTCAAGGCCTCAACGATCAATTGACGTTGCGCTTGACGTCCACTCCACATGGCACCATTGTCTTTGTTGCCACTGGCCGTGAGCCAGGTAGTAGACACAGCTGGATAGGTCTGATCCGGAATCCAGCTTGGAATGTCTGGGAAGTTTTGCTCGTCAAGATAGGTTGTAAACTCTTTGACGTTGTACCCGCTGCGGCGTGTGTTAAACAACAACATGCCCTGAGGATACAATGCTGGATCAGGTGCGTCAAGGTCAAGATAATCACTCACCAACAGGCTTTCAATTGTTGGGAATGGGTCAGCCACTGGATCTGTGTTTCCATTGGGTGCCCAACGAGCATCAGCAAACAAAATGCCATTGGATGTTACTTGATCAGTAGTGTCAATTTCTACCCATTGCTGCACACTGTCAACACTTTCCCAACGATAAAGCTTGGGATAGTTTTCCAAATCACTGGTATCAACCCAGAGATCACCCAACTGTAACGGACTTTCAGCTGCGTCGTTCTGTGTCAGCGGAGCGGATGCACTGATAATTGGTCCACTGGCATTGGTCAGGCTTAGATCGTATCCACGTACATCATTGGTGACATTTTGGTATCCTTGCCAAGTCCCGTTGTCTTGGATCATGATATCAACATCGCTCACTGTGCTGTAATACCACAAGCGACCGTTGTCAGGATCTTGATCAGGGGCAGTCAAGCTAGCAGTGTACTCAAACAGAGGTGTTGTCACAAAGTTACTGAGAATATAAACAGCCACACCGTTGCTGACTGCGTCGCGTACTTTGGGGGTGTTGGCATCAAAACCAGCTGCCTCCACTGCTGATGTTTGTTCAAGAGCAATGGTACCGCCTGCTGAATGTATAAACACCAAGTTACCTGCTGAATTCAATGTGCATGACACATTGGCAACATTGGCTGCACTAACACCAGAAATAAATTGCGATACTCCCACAGGTCCAGATCCACCAATGGTCACTGTGGCAGTATTGGCGTCAGTGGTGCCTGGAATGGTAGCTGTGAGTGTGAATGTGTCGCCACCAGTGAATGGTGTACCAGAACTCACCACTGTGGTTCCTGTGACTTCTGTGGCGCCGCTGGCAAAACGTTCGTACACTGTGTATTCAAAAGTGGTCAGCGGAACCAAAGCCGGAGATGCGATACCAGTTAGAGCAATGTAAGTTGTACCTGCTGGGATGTTGCGACCGCCACCCGAAGGATCAAGTCCAAACAGAGCCGTGCCATCATCTATATATTCTGGGCAAGGTTGTGCCACAAATGTAGCCAATGCAGAATCATACTTCTTGATACTGACATTCATGCCATTGTTGGCAGCACTGACGTTTTGCCAAACAGACCCAGTGGGGCGGCCACCTTGAACATCTGTGGTTCTCCAGCGTGGGGCTTGATAGCTATAGGCCGACAGGTATTCTGGTGCAGGATAAGCGTTGGTAGAAATTCCCAGGGCTGTGAGCAATGCAGCTCCACTGTTGGGACCTTGTTCAATTTCAATAAAACCATTGTTGGTCAATGTACTGCCATCGCTGCCAGCTGTACTGTCAGCAAAAATATACAGCTTGCCGCTGATTTCTGCTGCTGTGACACCTGTGATAGCAGCACTGTTGATGTTGTTGGCTAGGCCTGCAATGTTGTTGTCAGGTGCTGTAGGCACTGCTACCAGACTGCCATTGATGTAAAGGTTGGCGTTGGCTGTGAGTGTGGTTGGTGCATTTTCGCTGACCACTGTGGCCCAGCTTGATTTCCACTCATCGCTGCCGATCAATACCCAGGTGTTTTCATAGTTTTTGTAGTAACCAAAAATCAATGCATCTGAATCGGTCATGGTCACAGCATAATCACCAATGCTGCCCACTGTGGTCAGCGGAGTATTCTGTTCGGCCGCTGTGCCGCCGGTACCTGTTACATCAGCACCATCAGTTATGATCAAAGGTACTTTGTTGGTAAATGTATTGGTGGTTTGATTCCACTCAAAAATACCCCAGGTAGTGGCGGTGGTGTCAAACCAGTATGTGCCATCATTGGGCTCGCCACGTGGACGACTCAAGCTGGCCGTGAGCTCAGTGAGATCAATGTTCGCACGTTGCACATAAGCACGATTGGTAACTCCCAACGCACTGTACGCTGCCAACAAACCATACTCATTGAGTTCATATCCATTGATGGGAGTGCCTGCTGTGGTGTTGTAGAAAAATGGTACACCAAAGGTGGCAGCTAGATCTCGTTGGCTTGTGATCAAATAAGTTTTGTTTGCGTTGACAGCCAATGTACCAGCAGCAACAGTGATGCCATCAGCACTGACTTTGTCTTGGGCTGTGGCAACCAAGAAATAAGGGACTGTGTTTACGGCTGAGGGAATGTATTGACTCTCGTCAATTACTGTTACCTCTACGCCAGGCGATATTAAGGCCATAGTGATTTCCTTTGCAAGTTATCTATATTTATTGAGTTGGGTCAAAAAACCTGCTCTAGCCAACCCTTTGGCAAAGGTTCTACTATAAATATGGCATGAAACGTCCTGTCTGTCAGGCCTGTACCCAAAGACCCTGTGCAATCAACTATTATCGCGACGGGGTCGCGCACTATCGCACCAGGTGCGAAAGTTGTTTGAGGAAAAATCGCGGACTCAAAAAACGATCTCCGCTGTGGGAATCAGCAGGTTACAAGAAAAAATTGATATGTGATCGCTGCGGGTTCAAGGCCAAATACAGCGCTCAAATCATGGTGTATCACATGGACGGCAAGCTTTCAAACTGCGACATAAAAAATCTTCGCAGCATTTGTCAAAACTGCGCTGTGGAAGTGGTCAGGAGTGACTTGCCGTGGCGTCGCGGTGATCTTGAACCAGATCTGTGATCTGCTGGTACAGAGCATCAACACTGCTGTTGTTGTCCAGCACAGCGTCAAAGTCAGTGCCAACCCAGGCGTATTCACTGGCATGAATTCCGGCTTTTTCCAAGACATGCCTGCCCAATGCCCAGCCAATTTTGTTAGGGCCAGCGTTGAATCGCAGTGCATCGTTGTACCACACCGGTTCAGATCCACGCACTACTCTCACAATTTTGCCCCCAGAGTTTCTTATGGCAGCAATTTCATTGGGAAATCTGCAGTCTGAAATAACCACATCATCATTGCTGTTGCGTAGCTTGTTTTCTAGGCTAGCTATCCAAATATCATCGTGAAAATGTGCGCGGCAGAGATCAGTGCCCCAGTGTTGCAGTACCCAACGCGGTGTGATTTCGCGTCCTAGTCGTTGGCTCCACCAGGCATCAGGCTGTTCGCGCCACTCACGACTGCTGCGTGTGCGTCCTTCCAGCATGTCTCTGTCCCAGCCAAACACAGCACTCACTGCATCTTTCAATGTGGCAGCAAAGCTTTCCCTACGAAAACAATGCGTGTTGACCAAGTAATCTGCCACAGTGTCTTTGCCACTGCCTATAAATCCACATACTCCTATGATCATGGTTTCCTCATTTGTCCACAGTTGGTACTATTTGTTCAGGTGTTGCGTCAATGCCAAATTGCTTGATCAAGTTTTCTAGCAGAGCTTCATTGGCTCGAGCCTGGGTCAAAGCACATTGATAGTTATGTTCAATTTTTTGCATCACAACATGTGTGTCTGGGATCTCCTGCATCCATTGTTGTGTGTTTCTCACTATGCTATCCAAGCGTAGTTCGCTGTCAAGCACCAGATCATAGGGTTCAACAAGATGCTCGTCAAATGTTTCGTAACCTCTGCCACGTAAGCTGGCCAAAATGCCAGGCTGGGCTGCCATGATCCATGGCACTTTATTAAACAGAGTGATATAAGTTTTTTCAGTGCTGAAGTGAACCGAAGGCAATGCAGGAATGATGTTACCAAATATAGATTCACTGATCACTCTAAATTTGGTGTTGGAAAACAGTCGAGCATCGTAGGGAATACCACAATAGTGATACATAGTACCGTATCTTTTGACTTCAATGCTGTCTGGATTGCGATGCCAGGACTGCAATTTTGATGCTAGATTCACATCAGCTATTTCTGGCAGCAGCTTGGCTAATTCATCAACTTGATCTGGCGCTGACCAAAAACTCCAACAACAACGATCTAAAAGATCTGCTTGTTCAAATTTCCAAAGCAATCTTGCTCGATGCTGACGATCAGGCTTGCCAGTCAAAAACAAAAAACGATCAGCCGTACTGTTCCAGTTGTTGTTGACTCCACTGCTTTTCTTGTTGAATATTTCATTGTAACAACGCCACAGGTGAAAATTTATCAGTTCCACACAGTCGGCTCTGATTCCTGACAGATCCTGAAATGCTACATCAGTGTTCAAGATCAAAACTGTAGACACACCCATGCCCCTGACACTGTCTAAAATCCAATTTAGACCGTCCTTTTTGTCAGGTATAGTGAAATAATCAGTGGCCAACAACAAAACCGCTACCTGCGCCTGGTTTTCGCGTATGAGAGTGACCAACTCCTCTAGGTACTGATCTATGGCATTAGGAAAGGCACCTTCCACAGACATTGATACAAACTTTTTCAAGCCAGTTCCTTGACTTTGAGATATTGCAAAGTTGTCTGTAACAGACCAATCTGTCTGCGACAGTCTTCCAAGGCATGGTGACTGGTGGGCGGTTTCTCTAAGCCGGGCCACAACGAAAAAACAGTGCGACTGTCACGTACAGCAAAATACTTCCAGGGAATGGGTTTGTTGTAGCTTTTGTATGCATGTTCCAAGATGTTCATGTCGTATGTTGGACCCTGTGCCCAGATTCGCTTGCTGTGCCAAATCAGGCGGCCCAATTCATCCAACGCCCGATCAAGAGGCACTCGATTATCTTCAGCAAAAGCTTCGTTTTTGGCTGCTGCTGGCTGAGTAGCCCACCATTCAAGAGTGCCCTGTTCTATTCTACGATCAGGTTGGCTGTCAAGATCAATCCTTGCATAGTAATGCTGCGGATACCAACCGGACCCAAATGGATCAAATGCCTGCGCAGCAATGGTTAGAATGGTAGTGTCAGGACCGGTGGCCAGTCCCTCAAGATCAATCATCAGGTCCATGCTGTATTATAGCATGGAAAATTATTGAATTGTGATACTAGTTATCCAATGACCCAGGTCAAAGGCTGACTACCGTCAACGTAGTTGACCAGTTGCAGAATAAGTGACTCCATGTCGGCCTTGGCTTCGGCCTTCATGGCTTGCCCGTTCAGTGTAGTTCCGCCCTGTGGTCCTGCTATGGTTCCAAACTTTTCTCTGGCCTCACCTATGATCATTTTGCAGTTGGCCAGCATGTAGTCTTTGATCCACTGACTTATCTGTAGATCCTGTAGCAGTACCACTTCGGGTTTGAGCTGCCATACCCACAGCAAAACATTTTCGCCGGTGCCTTTGGGATCGCGAATGATTTGAAGCTTTTTGGTAACCTGATTCCAGGTGTAGTTTACAAAACCACCAAACATTCTGGCAGCCAATTCCACATACTGTGTGTAGAAATCATAAGTGGCCAGGCCGCCTGCGGTATTGAAGTTCATGAGATACACGTTGATGGATGCCTGGGCAAACGGATCAAAGTTGCTGGCAAACGGGCCTGTGGCAGTGCCAAAAGTGCGTCGGAAAATCTGACGCACACTCACAACTTCTTGGGGCAATGTGTAGATGTTTACGTCCTGAATCAGCTCCATGAAGATATAGGCTTCTTCATAAGCATTGTTAGCACGTTGCCGATAGGTTCCTATGGTTTTTTGATAGGCTGCTTCATAATGTGCTGGATCCAACTCAATATCTACGATTTCGTCAGCCAGTTGCAGTCGCACATACTCAATGAGATTTTGTTTGAGCGTGGGTAATGTAATTTCTGTGTCCATGGGAAACTCCGTTCCCTATATTTACCGCGTAGACTCAATCCAGCCATGCAGGCGGCTAGCAATCATGTCATGCCCCAGTTGATTGGGATGTGCGCCATCTGCACCAATGTAAGGATTGTTTTTGGTATTGACCAAATGTTCACCGTTGTGTTCAAAGAGTCCAAACCAGTTGGCTGCGGTTTCCTGTCCTTTGGCCCAGATTCTGTCAAGATCAACCCCGGGCAGCCAAGTGTGATACTGTACCCAGCCCGAAAAATAAAAGTCCCTGATTCCCATGCCAGCACACCAGTGCTGCAAAGCACTCACTGTGGAACTGCTGCGCACGACTTCATGCCCGGGCTCATGAAAATGCAAGTACAGTTCTTTGAGCTTGGTGTCAGCATTGGCCCAACTGAAAAATCTGGGAAAATGTGCGGTGCGGGCCGGATTGGTCAAAAAGAATATTGCAGTGGTATTACCTAGGTCATCATGGTGTTGTGAAACAAAAGTCTGAAATTGATACAAAAGATCCTCGTTGCTGGCACCACCTGATCCGTAGTTGCAAAACTCATCAACTTGCATGAGTTCGGCCAGCGTTTCGCCGTAACGGCGACCGCTGCCAATGCCGGCGCCTTCTGGCCAACTGTCGCCAAACGTGGCCAAGATTTTTTTGCTCATTGAAAACCTGATGTGCTGTTGGGTTTTTTGCTCACTGCTCGTATTGTGGTATTGGCTGAGTAGTTACTGGGACAGAATTTACACTGCGGAATGGGGTCATCAATTGTGGCAAGAAACTGTTGGCCACGATCTGCAAACTGCGACACTTCCAAGGGACGATAGCTGTTGAGCAGTTCACGATCTTGATCAGATATGTCTAGATTGAATTGCTTATCAAATTCCGGAAACAGCGCCACTGGCCCGCATTTGTACAGAGCCCCACCTATGAAATGATAACATTTGTATCTTACAAATCCGCAATTGTCGTGTGCCAGCTTGACATCACTGTTGTGCAGTGTATGTCGGCCTGATTCATTGAAAGTAATGGCTGCTGTGTAAAAACTATCATAATCCCAGACTGGGATACGCACATTGTTCTTGTCAATAAATGCTTGTGCAGCCCCCATGGTCACACTGTTGTTGTGGTTTTCTGCGTCGTGCTTTTTGACCATGCGTATGGGCGGTTGCAGAAATTTATGTATTTCTTCATACAAGCGATCTCTATCCGCTTCATTGTGCATGCTGATACCAATCCAATTGCGCACCCAAGGCAGACGTGGATCAATACCACTCTGCAACAAAACTTCATATAGCCCAGGCACTTTGTTGATTCGAGTGCCATTGGTCTGTATCTGTACTGCTTTGTTCCACAGTTGATTGATGCCTTTGACCCAATCCAACAATGAGGGATTCAGCAGTGGCTCCCCGCCCAGGATGGTAACTTTTTGAAATCTTACATGTTTGGCCCATTCGGCGTAGACCGCAGCATGGTCTTGCCACAGCTGGTGTCCGCGGAAATGATAGTTGTTGAATCTATTGCAGTTATGGCAATTGAGATTGCAAACATTGGTAATGTAAAACTCAACATAGCCAATCAGCGTTCTAGGATCTTCAGGATAATCGTCAACTATGGTATATGCCATGTGCTGGTCACCAACTCTTGAGTATCACAATGTGTTCGTTGCCGCGTCCGTTGAACGCTGTTTCTGTGGTTTTGATGTCTTTGTAGGTTTTTCTTGCAGCAGGTTTACCTCCGGCCATCAACTCCTTTAAAACTTCGGCGGGTTTGCGCAGAGTCTTTTGCATGCTTTCAGCAGTGCTGTAACCTATCACGGTGTTGTTCTTGAGCGTGAATTGTCCCACGTGTGAATCTGCAACCAGGTGAATCAGTTTGCGTGTCTTGGTATTGTATAACCATGCTTCACTTTTGTCCACCAACTGGCTTGCGGCCAAGCTCTTGAGTTTGAGTTCTGCAAATTCAGCTAGATATTTAAACTTGCTGGCTCGCTTTTCTGGACTCACAGGTTTTGCCTTGCGTGGCTTGCGTTCAACCTTTTTGATCTGTACATAGGCACCGCAGTCATTGATCACTGTGTCGCAAAATTTTACTACGTTGCGCAGTTGAATTTTGGTCAGGTG